CGTCGGGGGCCCCTAGGCCTGCTGAGTAAGGGAACCCATCTAGCTGTAAACAGCTAGGTGGTCTTACCTTATTTCGCAGGGTCACCGTTAACACGGTGTACTAGGTTCTTAAGCAGTACGTCTACTGCCTCTATCAAGTGTCTTCACAGACACGGGGTCGTTGAGACCCTCGCCGATCCACGATAAGTCGGTGCCTCATGGCACTTCCTTAAAGTGGGCTTAAGACAGGCGAAAGTACGCCTGGTCGAAAGCGTTCGCTGGTTGGTTGCTTAAGTGCATAATCCCAACTGGGGCGTTAAGGCCAGGAGTTCCCACGAGTCTCATAAACGGAGTACACTTTGACCCTGCGAAATAGACCCACCATTACGGTGAGGCTTAAGCCACAGCCCACCTATTATGCCTCATCTGATGAGACCACTAATAGGGTAAGCCATGGCAATAAGGCCCTTCACTATGTTTTCGAACAGAGTGTTGGGGTTCGACGTCGCAGGCCGAAGGGTTGGAAGAGTCCAACTTCGTACACGTTTACTCGTCGGGAGTTTGGCAGTACACCGGGCAAATCGAAAGCGATGCCAACGGGCTACCCATCAAGGAGCTCGGGCACGTTCTTCGAAGGCGCGGTTGTAACTGTTCCGGGTGAAGGCGTTGAGCGATATCTAATCGACAGCGCCTGTAACTCGGCCTTAAACGAGACCGGTCTGGTGGAGAATACAAGTCTACGTAACGCAGCTTTGATAGTCGCGCGAAATAGACTCAAGTCCTCATCAGTCGACCTCGGAATTGCGTATGCAGAGCGAAAGCAAACATCGCAGTTTATAGGAGACACATTGCGGCAGGTGGCTAGGTCCTTCACTAACCTGAAGCGCGGCAACGTGCGGAAGGCCATGAATGACCTCGGCATTACCTCAAAGAAGCGAGAGCCTAGGGGCAGCAATGTCCCACAAAAATGGCTGGAACTTCAATATGCTGCAAAACCGTTGTACTCCGATATTTACGGAGCTTGCGACTCGTTAGCAACGAGAAGCAAGGAAGACTGGAGAGTCACTGCAACGGCGACTAGGCGGGATGATCGGGATTCGAATTACTTCTACGGAAGTGGTTCCTCCTGGTTCTATGCCACTGATGTCGCGACGGTAGTCAAACAGTCCGTATTCGTACGGATAGATGCACTACCAGTAAACGAGGTCGCAATCTCGTTATCGTCCTTAGGGCTGCTCAATCCACTCTCTATAGCGTGGGAGCGAACGTACTTAAGTTTTGTTGTCGACTGGGCATTACCCATCGGCAGCTTCTTCGACTCGCTGGACGCCATGGTTGGCTATAAGACGGGTGCCTATTCTTCATCGTTGCTCACCAGAGCAACATGGAGTCTAAAGGGCCGTCCTAGCTATACTTATGGTTCAGCTAAAGTCGAGAATAACTTCAGTGCGTATAAGAAGCTTGTGTACTTAAATAGACAGGTGTCTACGTCAGTACCCTTGCCATCTTTACCTAGTTTTAAAGATCCTAGGTCCCTTGGACATTTAGCCAACTCTTTAGCCTTGCTAGCTACTGCTTTTGGCCGTCGGTAATATCTCACCAACAAACCGCTACTATGTAGCAAAGGAGCATTAGAAATGCCCGCAATCGCAAGTTTGACCATTAATGATGGTCTCGCCTCCCCTGTTGCTCACACTTTTGCCCCGGTCTCGGTGACCGGTACGAAAGCTAAGTGGGCGGACAGGAGTCCTACGATCCCGGCTGGGTTTCGGACAATCTCTCACGAGTTGCTCGAGCCCAATGGGAGTCGGACGACGAACACGATCAAAATGGGGTACATGGTACCTACCGTTGCGACCGTGAACGGCGTTGACACTGTTGTCCGGTATAATAGTGCTCAGGTCATCCTGAACATTCATCCGGAGAGCACGCCGCAGG